TGGAGCGGGATACGGGAATCGAACCCGCCGAAAAACGCCGTAAAACCATTGAAAACACTGCGTTTTCTACTTTGAGTTAGCATTTTTCGTTAGTATTTTGCGCGAAAAACCCGGCCATAGCATTTTCTGCCTTTACCCGGTCAGCGTTTGCGATGTGCGTATAAATGCGTATCATGGTCTGGTTGTCTGCCCATCCGCCGAGCTGCATCATCTCCAGCTCCGGCACGCCTAGGTGATACCCCAGCGACGCGAAGCTGTGCCGCAGCCCGTGCGTGCCGACCTGCGGCAGCCCATTGCGCGCGCACACGCGGTTGATCTGGTGGTAGATCGTGTTTGGGTTACAGTGCACGACCGGCCCGGACTTGTCCTCGACGGCCTCCAGCGCGGCCAGCAGCTCCGGTATCATGATGGGGATCGTGCGCGTAGAAGATCGGTTTTTGTTGGACGCCTTTTGCTGCGGCCGCTGATCCTCGCCGATGACGACCGCACCGGATACGCGGATCGTCTTTGCGTTCAGGTCTATGTCCGACCAGTTGACCGCCATGATCTCCGATCGGCGCAGACCGTGCAGCGCCAGCAGCGCGGGAATGGCAAACGGCTCGTTTGCAACGTCTGCCACAAAGACCCTGATTTGCTCCGGGTCGAGCCATTGGCGTTCGTTCGGCGGCACTTGTGGCAGCGTTACCTTGGGCACGTCGTACCCGCCAAATTTCAGCGCGGCCGCGACCATCATCCACGCATTTTTCAGCGTCTTCGGTTTCACGCTTTTCGCCTCTGTGCTCACAATCGACTGCCAGTTCGTGATCTCACGGACTGGCTTTTTCATTTGCGCGGTAAACCGGTTTCGCGACATGGATTTGTATTCCCGGATTGTTGACGGCGACAGCACGCCGCGCTTGGCGTCGATGTACGCCGTCACACACTGTCCCAGCGTTTGTGCGCTCTTGCAGGGTAGGCGCTTCCCATTGCGATAGTCCGCCTTGATTTTCTCCGCCTGCCGGATGCATTCCGTGCGTGTTGCCGCCGACACCGGCACGCTCGCTCCGCCAAGGCGCATCTGGATAAACCACGTTCCGCTTTTCAATTTTCGCGGCTCTGGTACTTTCATCGCGTGTTATCACCGCCTATCAGCGCGTCCGGCACCGGGTGCCATTCTCGATATGCGGCAAACATCTCGGAATAGTCCTGTGGCTCAATTTCTGTAAAAACAGGATGATTCTTTTCCGCGTAGTATTCCCGGGCCGTCGCACAATAGTGCTCTAAATCGCTGTCCGCAAGGTCAAGCAATTCCTGCGCCCGGTCAACCGTTGCCTCGGCGGCGGCAAACCGCTCCCGCTCCCGCTGCAGCCGCATTGTTTGCAGGGCTAGCAGCGCGGCCAGAGCAATGCACACGGCTGCCAGCAAAACAATTACCGCCTTCCTTGGCGCCCGTTTTCGCTGTATTTCCGGCGTGGCATTCTGATAATTCACAACGCTTCCCCCTTTTTGCATATTGTTTTCCGCCTGTGACACAATACCGCAAGCGGCTTGCACCATCAAGATAGCACAGCTTTCCGCTTTCTGCAACAAAATCCCCGAAAACGGAAATTTTCCGGCCGGAATACCGGCCAAAACGACACGCAGCCGCAAAAATGTGGTAAGGTAGTGCCAATATGCGGAACAACGTACGTTACTATAGATTATACAAGGGCGTAAGTCAGCGCTGGCTTGCGCAGAAAGTGGGGTGCAGCCATAGCACACTAGGGGCAATCGAACGCGGAGAAAGCGCGCCCAACGTATACCTTGCGATGCGGATCGCGCGGGCGCTGGACGCGACAGTAGAAGAACTATGGAGGGAGAACCATGACAGATGAGGAATGGAGGGCGTACTTACGGCGCGAGATCGAGCGGCTGCTGGTAGACGCCAGTGAAAACAAGCTGCGGCTAACGTTGGTAGTCTTACGCACTGCCACGTAATCAAAAGCAAAGAAAACCAAAGAAAAGCAAAGCGGATCAGGAAATCAATCCTGATCCGCTTTTTTGTTTTTTTCGGCGAGCTGGATGGCAAAGGCCTCAATTTCTGCCCAGCGATCTTCGGGTATGCGCGCCAGCGCCAGCAAAAACCGCCGTTTGAAGTCGTCTTCGCCGCTGTCAGCTGCCTGAACGGCAAACTGCACAATTTCCTCGCTGCGAGACGTGCGGTTGAACATCTCGCCCTCACCTGTGCGCAGCCAGTGCTCATTCGCGTGGAATTCGCGGCAGATGGAAACGATAGCGGAATCGGGCGGAATTCTCTGCCCAGTTTCCCAACCGGCGATTGTTGACTGTTTTACGCCTATCCTTGCTCCGAAATCGGTTTGATTTAGGCCGACGTGGCTGCGTAGTTCTTTTATCTGATTTTGCACATTATAGGCCTCCTTTCGAAATGAATATACCACACGGCATACCACATTGCAATATTTTTTCGAAAAAACGAGATAATTTTATTGACACGGATATTGCAAGGTGATAATATGGCATTGCAAAGAGATTTACATCAAACGCAAAGCAATGCAAAAAAGTGCAAGGGAGGCGAACACTATGGAGATCATCAAAATTGCGCCGGAAACGCTGGAAGCGCTGCAAAATGCGCCGTGCGCGCAGCCGCCGCGCCCGCTGCCGATGGCAGAGGCGGGCACGGCGGTAAAGGACGCGACAGAAGTCTGGGGCTATCTTTCCGCGGCAAATGCCCCGAAGGAGACGCTGCTTGCGTTCGAGCGCGTGTGCGAGCGCGCTGGAGTACCGTACATCATCGATAAAGCGGGTCGTTGAGCCGCTCCTCCGTTTCCGCAATCAACTGTTTCAGCGCCGTGACGGCGCAGCGGTGGCAGACGTCGGAACCGTCTGCATCGTCGCAGTAGTTCGGCATTGGTGTGCCGTCCTCGCTGACATTGAAGAAAAACATATGCTTTCTGCCGAGATCCCGCGGGCAGGAAACGCGCGTGTATGGCTGGTTCATTTGCTCACCTCCTTCACGCGATTTTCACCACAACATTACCACAAAATGACGAATCCCGCAACGGAAAGGAGGTGATCCCATGCTGACGAAGAACGAACAGAAAACGCTGGAGCGTCTCGGCCGCATGATGCAGCGCATGGACGATATGCAGAAAGCGCAGCTCTGTGCCTTTACGGAAGGCCTGGCAATGGCGCTGGAGCGCAAAGGCGCGTGAGGCGGCTTTATTTGCCGTCTCCGCCCTTCTTGCCCTTGCCGGAATGTCTGTCTACGATCGCATGAACGAGCGCTGACACAGGCCAACAAACGGCCGCGAGCGTGATTGCGCCGATTGGCACCGCAGCAACGCCCAGGGCGATCATTGCCCCGGTGTTTGGCGTTTCGGTTTCTTTCGGTTTCGGTGTTGGCGTTGGCCGCGGTGTTTGTGTCGGCCGTTGTTTTGTGCTTGACCCGCCGCTGTTGCGGCCGGTCTGGTCGTCAAAGTTGTACGGGCAGTCAACAACTCCGTCGCCGTTCATGTCGTAATGCTGGTGTGCCGGATAACCGTGGTGGTAGTGGTATTCACCGGTTGCCCGGTCATAGTGCCCGCCGTTTGCGTCTGTCCTCCCGCTGTGTGCCAGCACAGCAGGAGAGAGTAGGAGCAAAAACGCAAGCAAAAATGCAAGGAATCTTTTCATGGCATTGCATCATCCCTTTTACCGCAAGATTAGCACAGAATTCCAAGCATTGCAAGGGAGGCGATTGCGCGAGACCATAGCGCTTTTTGCCCGTGGAACCAGAATGGAACCAATCTGGAACCAGAATGGAACCGCAGTATAGAGTAGAAGAGGTTTAGTAAAGGTTTAGAAAAGGCAAGAAGAGATTTAGTTAAGGCTAGGGGGTTGCGCGCGGGCGCGAGCGCCGCGGCGCACATCCCAAGAAACGAATTTTCGACAAAGGAGAATCGCTATGCCGAAATTGAGAAAACGTGCCAGCCGCTACGATCAACTGCAGGCGCTGCTCTATGGGCAGCTCCGGATGCACGGCACGAAGCCGGAGAATCTGCTCGGCTGCTGCCGCGAGACGGCGTCGAAACGCCTGCGGGACATCGACCGTATGCCGGTCGGCGACCTGCTCGCGCTCGGGCGAGGGCTTGACATTCCGATCGCCGACCTCCGCGCGGCAATCAGGTATCAGTAAATGGTGAGAAAGGGGAAACAACATGGAAGATAAGATCATTTCCTACAAGGGCATGGACAGCAAGATGCAGTGCCGCGGGATGCAATATGAAGTCGGCAAGGAATTTTCCGTTGACGGCGACATCGAATGCTGTGGCAACGGGCTGCACGCATGCGAACGTCCGCTGGATGTGTTCGGCTACTATGCGCCGGGGACAGGCGCACGCTACTTCCGCGTAGAGCAGTCCGGCGAAATGGCACGCGATGCCAGCGACAGCAAGGTGGCGTCGCGCAAGATGCGCGTGGATGCAGAGATCGGCATCCCCGGCCTTGTCAAAGCGCACATCGAGTACGTAAAAACGCACACAACGACGGAGCACACCGACCCGGAACGTGCTACCGCCGGATACCGTGGCGCAGCTACCGCCGGAGACAGTGGCGCAGCTACCGCCGGAAACTGTGGCGCAGCTACCGCCGGATACTGTGGCGCAGCTACCGCCGGATACTGTGGCGCAGCTACCGCCGGATACCGTGGCGCAGCTACCGCCGGATACCGTGGCGCAGCTACCGCCGGAAACTGTGGCGCAGCTACCGCCGGATACTGTGGCGCAGCTACCGCCGGATACTGTGGCGCAGCTACCGCCGGATACCGTGGCGCAGCTACCGCCGGATACTGTGGCGCAGCTACCGCCGGAAACTGTGGCGCAGCTACCGCCGGAGACAGTGGCGCAGCTACCGCCGGAGACAGTGGCGCAGCTACATCGCGCGGGAGCGCGTCCGTTGGCGCAAATGGCATTGCGTGTGCGCGCAGTGACGCACCTATGGCAAGGGGCGGCATGGGCGCTGTGCTGGTGCTCGTTGAAGAACCATCGGACAGCTATAACATCGCGCACTGGAAAGCCGTTGAAGTCGATGGCAAAACGGTGAAGGCGGATACGTGGTATCGGCTGGTAGACGGCAAACTGGTGGAAGCAGGTGACGACGAATGAAGGTATTCGGAGATCCGCGCGCACGGGCAAAGGCGCGCCGCTACATCGTCTGGGGCATCGAGGACGGCATCGTCTGTGCGAGCTTCCTCGGCGGCATCGCGCTGGCCGGGTGGGTGTTTCACGTGATCTTCACGGCGCTGGGGGTGGCGTGATGACAGAACAACAGCGCCGTGTGCATAACGCATACAATCGGGCGTACTACGCGCAACACCGCGACCGCATTCTCCAAAACAAGCGCAATAACCGCGAAGCGCGCAACGCATATATGCGCAAATACCGCGCGGCGAACTACGAAAAGCTGTCTGCATACTACAGCGACAGACGGCGCAAAAAATCGCGTGACACCGCTTTCGGCGCGTTCTTGCGGGAAAACGGTATCACGCAGACAGCAGCGGCAAAAATGCTTGGCGTGTCTGTATCAACGGCCAACTGCTGGGCGAACGGAATCACAACCGCGAACGAAGATAAGATCCGCGCGGTGTGGCCGGAGTATGGTGGTGGGAAATGATGAAACACCTCGGCGATATCACAAAGCTCGACGGCGCTGCCATCGAGCCGGTGTGGTGCGTGACGGGCGGGAGCCCGTGCCAGGACCTGAGCATCGCGGGCAAGCGTGCCGGTCTCGCAGGCGCGCGAAGCGGCCTGTTTATGGAACAGATCAGAGTGATAAAGGAGATGAGGAAACATGACAAGCAGCTTGGCTGGGCAGGAGAGCTTATTCGCCCGAGATACATGGTGTGGGAGAACGTCCCCGGAGCGCTCAGCAGCAACAAAGGCCGAGACTTCGCGGCCGTGCTCGAGGAAACGATCCGCCTCGTCGAACCGGAAGCCCCCGGTATTGAAGTGCCTGCAAAAGGCTGGCCTACCTGGGGCGGGTATCGGGACGTGGACGGACGATGGAGCGTGGCTTGGCGAGTACACGATGCGCAATACTGGGGAGTGCCCCAGCGTCGTCGTAGAATCGCGCTTGTCGCAGATTTTGGAGGTGACACCGCACACGAAATACTCTTTGAGCGCGCGGGCGTGTCAGGGGATCTTACGCCGTGCGGCGAGGCGGGGGAAAGACCTGCCGGAGATGCTGAAGCAGGTGCTGCTTATGCAGTCCGCATCAGGGGGGGGCTGTGACGGAGGAGGAAAAGGTGCGCTGATCCAGACGGAGAAGTCCGGCACGCTGGGCACGGGAAATGACCAGACGATTTTTCAGGGCGTGACATACGGAATCTGCTCTTATGCCAGCAACAGTATGATGTCCGGCAATCCCCACAGCGGGATCTACGAAGCGGACACCAGCCGGACGCTGGACCTCAACGGCGGGAATCCGGCTTGCAACCAGGCCGGCATCGCGGTGGTGCAGCAGGTCTTTGATATGACGCACGCCTGCGATGTGATCCGCGAATGCGGAGATATTGCGCCGAGCCTGCAAGCGCGAATGGGGACAGGCGGGAACCAGATACCGCTGACATATCAGATGCAAGGCTTTGGCGATTACCGCCAGGCTGACGTTTCCAGCGCGTGCAAACAGCGGGACTACAAGGACAGCACGGATCTGGTTGTCGGCTTAGACGGCGAATGCAATTCCTACACCGAGCAATATGGAACGCTGCGCGCGCACACATCCGGGGATGCGGAAGAAACGGTTATGTCTCGCTGTGTCGTGCGCCGCTTGACGCCGCTGGAATGCGAACGGCTACAGGGCTTTCCGGACGGCTGGACGGACATCGGCGACTACACCGACAGCACCGGCAAGAAGCGCAAGACCTCCGACAGCGCGCGGTACAAGGCGCTCGGCAACAGCATCGCGCTTCCGTTCTGGCGATGGATGTTCGGGCGCATGGCGGCCTATCTGCCGGAAGGTGCGACACTCGGCAGCCTGTTTGATGGTATTGGTGGCTTCCCGCTGTGCTGGGAAGATGTACACGGCATCGGGACGGCGATCTGGGCAAGCGAGATTGAGGAGTTTCCGATCGCCGTGACAAAAAAGAGATTTGGTGGTGAAAACATGATCCATTACACACTGAACGTAGAACCGCCGGTTGAACCGCCGGAGTACACCTGCCCGCGCTGCCCGGTGTGCGATGCGGAGACGGACAAGCTGCTGCGTGACCGATGGGGCAACATCGTCGGCTGCCCGGAATGCGTGAAGGAGGTAGACGCATGGACATTGTAAGTGACACCTACATTCGCGGCGGCATCCCGCAAAGCCGCTATTGCCGCAGTTGTGCGCACTATCAGGTGCTTTCCGGCTGCAGCAATAGCAAGGGCGAACCCGGTGCACGGGTGTGCCTGTACATCCTCGACACCGGCCATCGGCGGGGATGCTTGCCCGGCCCCGGCTGCGATAAGCGCATTACATTCGCGCAGTGGCGCAAGAGCAAGCGCGGCCGCGCCGTTCTGCGGCAGAAGCACAGCCAGAGCCGCCCAAGAAAACGGAGGGCAGCACCATGACGACTGGCCGCGCAACCCTGCGCTATATCCTCGCCCGGGCACGCATCTACTTTTCTGACGAGCACATTGCCTGCGATTACTGCCCGTGTCTGGAAACATACAGCCGCAAGCAGTGCCGCCTTACCGGCGAGTATCTGCTCGACACACGCACCATCGGGTACCACTGCCCGCTGGAGTTTGAGCCGGAAGGAGGCGAAACACCATGAACAAATTCCGTTGCCTGCGCGCGGATGAGATCGAGTGCCGCGTGCAGCAGGTCAAGGATAACGGTCTTATCCTGCTGCTCTACAAAGACGCGCGCTGCGACATGATTATCTTGGACGAGACGGTCGGCGCGATGAACTGGCAGCGAGAGCACCGGCGCGATAACGCCAACTGCGTCGTCTCCATCTGGGACAGCGAAAAAGGGCAGTGGATCAGCAAGGAGGATACCGGCAAGGAATCCAACACAGAGGCGGAAAAGGGCCTCGCGTCCGACAGCTTCAAGCGCGCGTGCGTCAACTGGGGCATCGGCCGCGAGCTGTACACTGCACCGTTTATCTGGATCCCGGCAGGAAACTACACTGCCAACGGCCGCAAGTGCTATGACCGATTCGCGGTCGAGAAGATCGAATACGTGAAAAATGACGACGGCTCCGACCGTCACGAAATCCTGAACCTATCCATCCGAAACGCAACCATGAACAAGCGCGTGTTTGTCCACATCGGCAGCACCGCAAAGAAAGGAAGTAAATAACCATGATTATTCGCACCAGAACCGGTGATTGCATCGTCGCCGGGAGGCTCTCCCGCGACGCAGAGTTTTCCAACGTGGGCAAAAAAAACTCGCCCCTGACGAAGTTTAGCATTCCAGCCCGTGACACCGTGCAGCCGGACGGCAGCAAGCAGACCGAATGGATTAGCTGCGAGGTATGGTATGAGGCTGCCATGAATGCCGCGCAGCTCAAAAAGGGCGATGCCGTCATCATCTGTGGCCAGCTCTCCACGCACAGCTATACCACGCGCAACGGCGAGACGCGCACCGAAGAGTGCCTGCGTGCGGACGCCTTTGTCAAAGCGTCCGTCCCGGTCTCTTCTGCCAGCGTAGATCAGCTTGCCGCCGCCTATCCCGGCGTCGTGCGCGGCGTCGGAGTTGTCGCGGACGACTTCACGAATGAACCAAAGTTTGAGGAACTGCCGGACGACGAATCCGACCTGCCGTTCTAACCGGGGCGCGCCATGGCAGAAAAGCGAATGTTCGCGCGCTCGCTCATCGACAGTGATGCGTTTCTGGAGATGCCGCTCTCCGCGCAGGCGCTGTATTTCCACCTGAATATGCGTGCGGATGACGACGGGTTTATTAACAATCCGAAGCGCATCACGGACTACGTCGGCGCGGCGGCTGACGATCTGAAGCTGCTCCTTGCAAAGCGCTTTATCATCGTCTTTGATTCCGGTGTCATTGTCATCCGGCACTGGCGCATGCACAACACGCTCAAAAGTGACCGATACCATCCTACAAACTATCAGGAAGAGTTTGCAACGCTCTGTCTGGAGGAAAACAAGGCTTACTCCGAGCGCCCGCAGACGACACCTGCCGCAGAACCGGCCAGAGTGGAAAAGCCAGCCGCGCGCCCGGCGCAAAAAGCCGCCGCAAAGTCTCCGGAAAAGAAACCCTATGGAGAAATGCACAACGTCATGCTCGCGGATGACGAGCTGGAAAAGCTCCAGCGGGATTACCCGCACGACTACGGAACATATATTGAGCGCCTGTCCCTGTACATCACCAGCAAAGGCGCGCGGTACAAATCCCACTACGCCGTCATCCGGCAGTGGCTGGTGAAAGACGGCGTGAAGGCCGAGAGCGAGAAGCGCGCGCCGGTCTCCGGTAAGGACGACCTGGACAAAGTGGAGCGAATGCTCGCCGCAATGCAAGGAGGTGTCGCGAATGGCGACCATGTTAGCCCTTGACCCCGGCAACCGGGAAACTGGCTGGTGCATCGTCGATACGATCACCCGCGCCCCGGTGCAGGGGGGGAAGGACGAGAACACGCTCGTTTCCGGCATTGTGTCCGGCGGCGCGTTCACCGTTGCCGCGATTGAGATCATCGAATCTTACGGCATGGCGGTCGGGCGCGACGTGTTCGAGACGTGCGAGTGGATCGGGCGATTCAAGCAGTTGCTCGACGATCGCGGCGTACCGTACCACATCGTCACGCGCAAAGAGGAAAAGCTCAATATCTGCGGCAGCCCTCGCGCGAACGATACCACCATCCGCCACGCGCTCATTGACCGCTTCGCGTCGCACGACTTCCGCAGCGGTAAGGGCACGAAAGCAAACCCGGACTTTTTCTACGGCTTCCGCGCCGATCAGTGGAGCGCGTATGCCGTTGCAACGACCGCCATCGACCGGGCGGAGTACGAAAAGGAGAGTGTAACCGATGGTATTGACTGAGGACATCGTCTTTGCCGTGCGCGATTTGCTCGACAACGACAAAGGCAACCTGAATTTTTCACCGGCTTCGCGCTATGCGGTGCAGAAGCTGATCGACTATGCCGAGCAGGAGCATGAGCAGCGGGAAAAAGCGGAAACCATACTCTGTAACGAGCGGCGCAAGGCGCTGGCGTTTTCCGCCGAGGTGGCGCGGCAGGAACGCACGATCGACGACTTGCGGCAGCAGTTGTCGTTTATGCAGCAGGCGCGGTGGGACGCGGGGGTGTGAATATGGACGTGGTAGAATTTTTTAGCGAATTCAGACGGATGTGTAAATCGACCAGCGATTGCACAAAGTGTGAGTATCACGGCGACAAATGTGATAACGCCATTGAGCTTTTTGAAAAAACCGTTGCGATGGTGGAACAGTGGTCAAAGAAGCATCCGCACAAGACGCGGCAAAGCGTGTTTTTGGAGCAGTGGCCGAACTGCATGATGGACGATGATGGCATTGTCGGGATGTGCCCAAGAAATATTGACAAGATGTATATCTGCAATTTAAGCCGATCTGGTGGGTGCACAGATTGTCGCCGCAAGTTCTGGATGCAGGAGGTGGAGTGATGGGGGCGAATCAGTGAATGCGATTTTGAATTACCCCGGTGCAAAGTGGGGCATGGCACAGGAAATCGTGCAAATTATGCCGCCGCACAGATCCTATTTGGAGCCGTTCGCCGGTTCTTTGGCCGTGCTTTTCAGCAAACCGCGATCGGCGATCGAGACCGTGAACGACATCGACGGGGATATCGTGAATTTCTTCCGCGTTCTGCGCGCAGAGCCCGAGCGGCTTGCCCGGGAGATCAATTTAACGCCATATGCGCGCGCAGTCTTTGATGATGCGCACGAGAATCGCGGAGAAACAGACTTCGACCGCGCGGTGCGGTTCTGCATCCGTAGCAGGATGGGGCACGGCTTCAAGACGTATCAAAAGACCGGATTCAAAATCGACGTTTATGCGCGTGAGCGCAGTTACTGCCTGAACTGCTGGAACGATATGCCCGAGAACATACGGGCCGCGGCCGAGCGGCTGAAAGAAGTACAGATAGAGAATCGCCCGGCGCTGGAGCTGATTCGGCGTTTCCGGCACGAGAACGTGCTGATCTATGCAGATCCGCCGTATTTGCTTGAAACGCGCAGCGGAAAGCAGTATCGGCACGAAATGACAGACGCAGACCACGAGGCATTGCTGGCAGCGCTGAAAGCGCACCCGGGGCCGGTCATCCTATCCGGGTATCATTCGCCTATGTATGACAGTGAACTGCACGGCTGGAACATCATCGAGCGGAAGGCCTATAACCAGAATGGAAATAGGCGCACGGAAGTGCTCTGGTGCAATTACGAAATACCGACATTGATCTGATAAGGAGGACAACATTGAAATGAACAGGCTTACGTTTGACGGCAATTTCTGCGAAATTGCTCAGTGCCGGGAGCTGCCGTGCACGCACGGTGGTAGCTGCACACAGCGAAAGGTGTGGGAAAAGCTCAAAGCCTACGAGGATCTCGGCTTAGAGCCGGAGGACTACAAGTGCACCTTAAATATAGACATTATTGTCCGCGCGGCGGCTATTGCGCTTGGCGTGCCGGTCGAACAACTATGCAATATAGTGAAGCTTGGGAAGGCCGGGCGCTTGATGGTACTGCCGGAAAAAGGAGAAAGCGATGGCTGAATACGCGAAAATCGAAACAGCGATGGTAATCATATGCGATCTGTGCGGAAGTTTATATCCGGACGGATATTCCCAGGAAAAATGTGGTTTGGGGAAATGCGATTGGATGGAGTATCTCAAAGAGACCGCCGCCGACGTTGCGCCGGTGGTGCATGGGCGGTGGGCGCATCTTGGCGGAGACGAGTGGTGCTGCTCTGCGTGTGGATTTGTTATCACCACTGAGGGCAGTTGGGATAAGCCAACTAAAAAATATTGTGAGGATTGCGGCGCGAGAATGGACGGTGACGACGATGCCAAAGCGGATTAACCCGCGCCGGAGACCGGCGACGATGGCAGACGTGCAGCGCGCAAAGGATACGGCGACGGCGGATGCCTGCCGGGTGACGCTGGCGATCTTTTTCACGGCGCTGCTAGACAAAGAAGGCATGGAAGCCGAGCAGCTGCAGCGCATCTGGCGCGAAGTAGAGGCGCTGAGCGAGAGCGTGCGCGATGGCTATGTATCAGCGCCCGACCTGATCCGCGTTCTGCGGGAAGAGTACGAGATCGACATTGTAGGAGGGTGAAGCCATGCGCAGAAAACCGCTCGCGCCGCTTACGCCGGAACAGCAGCAGCTCGCGGCTGACAACGAGCGTCTGATCTATCTTGCGATCCACCGCTACGCGCCGGACGAGGACGCCGATGAGCTGTATGGGCACGCTGCCGAGGGCTTGCTCCGAGCCGCAAGTACATACGATCCAACGCGCGGAAAGTTTTCCACACACGCTATGTGGTGCATTCGCAGCGAGATCGCGCACCGCAAGAAGTACGCGCAGCAGCGCAAGCGGTCCGGTATGCTTATTTTGTACACGGACGATAATGACACAGCGTTTGACAGCGCCGGTAAGTACGATCACACGCAGCGCGGTGCAGTCAAGCCAAAGGATCGACCGCACAAAGATTTCGACGATTCCGCGGCGGATATCAGCTGTTTTCTGGACTGTCTCACGCCGGTGCAGCGTCAGACCGTGTGCCTGCGCATGGCAGGGTATACCTACGCAGACATTGCCGACATCCGCGGCGTAAAACCGCAGGCGGCTTATCAGGCTGCGCAGTTTGCCGCAAATCGATGGCTGGAATATAACGACACCGGCGATGCCGGAACATCTGAAAACAGGAGGAAATAACAATGGAAGCAAACGCAATGTGGGAAGGCGTGCGCAACGACGCGCGCAACGAGCTCCGCCTCAGCATCCTGACGGATGCGATCTTCAACGCCGCCCGGCTGAACTACAGTGGCGAAAAGCTCGCCTTTGACGATGACGAGCTTTGTACCGTGCTTCGGGCAATGTACCCGGATGACTACGACGGCGTGCTTGGAAATCTGCAAGCGCTCAAAGCGGAAGAGGAGGCAAAGGACGGTGACGCATTTTGACCCGTGCCGAAATTCTGAAGGCCGCAGAGCGCTGCGTCTGTACCGACCGAAATCAGCAGTACGGTGAGCCGGAGGACAATTTCCGCACCATCTCCATGCTTTGGAGCGTTTACCTCTGTGCGCGCGGCATGGATCAGCCGCTCGGTGCAGCCGATGTCGGCGCAATGATGGCGCTGTTCAAGCTCGGCCGCATCGCAACCGGAGGCGATAAAGCGGATAACTTCATCGACCTCGCCGGATATGCCGCCTGTGCCGGGGAAATTTCAACGGAGAGCGGGCGCGACCGCAAAGACGTGAAATGTAGCGCGGAGAATAAAAGCCGCGCAGAGACGCAAAAAACAGTCTCAGCAGAAAAAGCACCGCACAAGACCACGTTCGCAGAGAACAAAAATGTTCGCATGGCGCGCGGCCTCGACGGGCGGTATATCGTCACGACCGGCTGCACGGTGATGGAAGCTCCGAGCCTCGCGGAAGCGATGCGCATCATCGCGGAGTATGAGCATACCGGATCGTAAACGAAAGCACATAAAGCAAAGCAGCACGCAGGATATGCGTGCTGCTTTCTTGTTGTGTGTTTGTCACGAGAAGAGCTTCCAGAGCTGGTTGAACTGCTTCGCGGTATAGCCGTTTTGCATCGCCCACGCATACAAATCTGCTTTCTTGTACTTCCGCTGGCTGGTTCCCGGCTTCGTCGCGTACTTTGCCTGATAAAAGTCCACGATCTGCTTCAGCTCGTACCCGCCGTTGTATGCGGTCTCGAACTTATCCTGTGTGCCCTCGCTGAGCTGCTGCGCCATGATGTTGAGCATGAGATTGTCGCCGCCGCGCTTGTTCCCGGCGGTTTTCAGGACAGACTGCAGCACATTGCCGGTTTTCGTGCGCTTGTCCTCCGGCAGCGCGTCCTTTGCCGTGCCGAGCATCGCCTTGTATACGGCGTTCTCGCCGATCGTGCCCGTGCTTTTCGTCGTCCAAGCCGGAGTGTCGCCGCCGTCGAGCTTCGCCTTCTTCTTGCCGGCCGATGTTGCGACTTCCAACAGGTTTTGAATCGCGGCCGCTTTCTCCGCGTCGCTCGACTGCTTGTATACCGAACTCCGAATGACTTTCTGAATGTTGTCATAGGCCGTCTGGCCATATGCCATCTGGTACTGCCGCCTCTCGTCCTGATCCAGCGACACTTTTTCGCCGTCTCTGTTTCCACTGTTTGGCGCTTTCTTCTCCGGATATTTTATGTCGATGTTCTCGCCAAGCCGGTACAGCTCTTGGTTCACGGCGCTCGTCCGGTACTTCGTCACGCTGCCGGGATTCAGTGTCGCGTTCAGGAAGTTTTCTGCTGCCGTGCCGGTGTATTTCTTCTCCTGCCCCCAGTTGTCCAGCGCAGCCGGAAGCGTTTCCCGAAGCCCCGGGATCTTGCTCTTCATCGCGCTCAGACTGTTTTCCCACACGGTGTCGCCGTTGTAGGTGTCGCGCACCGTCCCGTCAACCCCCTGCGCCACGCCGGACACGACGTTTGGCACAAAGCTGGTTGCCTGAGACGCGCCATAGCGGAACGTCGCGTCCGCAAGCTTGCCGCCCGTGGTGTCCGCTTTGGAGTACTTGAGGCTGTTCTCAATCTCCTGAAACTGCGACATAGCGGGCAGATCCATCACGCTCTGAAAAGCAGATTCCAGATTGCCGCCCGCAACGTTTGCAAACGTCAGGCCCTCGTCCTTGTAGCAGTCTGCCAGCAGTGCGCCATAGGTCATCTGCGCGTTGATCGGGTCGAGGAAGCCGATAGATACCAGGTCGTCCCCGTCGCGCCACTCCGTGCTTTCTCCGGCAATCCACCGGTTGAGTGCACTAAGGTTAAGCTGCGTGCCGCTCACGCCCTCGGACTTTTCGAGCGCTTCCTTGTCCTTGTCGTCGTCTCCGGCGACGTTCATGATACCGGCCCCGGCAAGCACGGCAAAAAATGCGATGCCCATCGTGCCGTTGAACGCGCGGCCGAAATCCGTCACAGCCTTCGCCTGTTCGGATGCGGTCAGCGTTCCGGCCTTTGCCTTGTTTAAGACTTTGACGACCTCCGCACCGGCGTTAATAAACCCGGCAGGGGAGTATTGAATCGCTGCGCTCGCAATGTTGCCGGGCACGTTTGTGAATGGCAGGATGAGATCGCCCACTCCGAAGCTGCCGCCGCGCTTGTCCTTAATGCTAAATACGTTCAGCGCTCTCCGCACGACACCCGTCGCCTGCGCGAGCTTGCCTTCGTTCTGGAACGTGCGTTCCCTTGCGATTTCCTCCGCGCGGCCGTCAAGCGCGCCTTTTGCCACCTTGCCCTTAGCTTCCAGCGCGTCAATTCCGCGCTGCGCTTCCGCCTGAATACCGCCTTTTTGCATCTGGTCAGTCGTGACCATGGCATAGTTGCTGTATTTTTCCCACGTGGAGAGAAACCGCTCCAGAAAGTTGCCGGTCATCTTGAACGACCTGCTGCCGCCGGTTTCGTATTTGCCCTGCGCGTTGGAAACGCTTGCGTCAAGGCCGGTTTCAATGTACGACTTGAGCGTTGCCTCGCCCATGCCTTTTCGTTTCGTCTTGGAGAAATAGCTCTTATCCGCAGCTACGGAGCGTGTGCCGGTGTATTTCGAAAGCAGCATGTCCAGCCCGACGCCGATGTTGTTTGACACGGCCTCTACCGGGTCATACACCATATTGCCGACAAGGTTTCTGCCAGGCGTCGCCGGTTTCGAGAGCATGGACAGATAACGATAGGCTTTGATCTGTTCGAGCGTGGACGGTTTCGCGTAGTCATACGCAATGCCGCGCACCTGGCTTGCGGCAACGTCACGCAGAAACGCTTCGCCACCCGGCAGTTTCTTTGCCTGCTCAAGCGCCTTTTCCATTGTTCTGCCCATCTTGTTCGACCACAGGCCGTTTGTGCGCCGCTCCGTGCTCATGCCTTTGATGAGGTCAACCACGCCGTCCACGTCGCCTTTTTCGATGCTGCGCAGCTTCTCTGCATTCTGGCTTACGCTGTCGAGAATCTTCTTGCGCTGCTCGTCCGACATTTTGCGCGTGCGCTCGCTGTCGCTCAGCAGTTGGATCGCGTCCGCTTCCATTAGCGCCGGGTCAGACGCGAACTGCCGCCGCTGCCGCAGCGCCTGACCGGCTTCCGTGCCGTGCGCATCCCATTCTTTCATGAGCTTTGCCACTTCGGCGTATGCATCTTTGCTGCCGCTCTCGCGCGCCTTGGCCACTTCTTTGACGATGATCTTGTGTGCAAGCACCGTGTCGGTGTCGTCCCAGTCCTGCTTTGTGCCGAACAAGTCTGCCTTTTCGCCCTCGTAGTCCGATTCAAAGCGCTCCTGCGCCTTCGCGTTTACCTCTTCGTCATGGTTGACTTTGTGCGTCCGGTCTTCCGGCCTCAGCCCTTGCATTGCACGCTCGTCGTCGGTGAGCACGCCGTCGGTCGAGTGCGTCTGTGTCCGCGCTTCGTCATAGCCAAACTCCGCGGATTTTGCGCCCTGTCCTTCCGGCAACGTTCCGCGCTGCCCGGCATCCGTCTCTGCCTCTCGCTGCTGCACGTCTGCAAAATTGTCACTGTTTTGTGCCTCAACCGCGTTTTCGGCGCTTTCATTCACAATTTCACCCGTTTTTTGTGACTGTTCTTCGCTCTTCGCGGTCTCACCGGTGATGTTCTGCGTCAGCGCCACGCGCTTGATCTGCGCGCGCTGGTCGGCCTTCGTTCCGGTCAACGTTTCGCCGGTCTGGCGTTCAAACTCCGTGCGCAGCCCAGCGTCAGCGAGCACGCGGTTCGCCTCGCTGTTCGAGATAATTCCCTTTTTCAGCAGCGTGCGCACAGTCGCCTGACTGTCTTCGACCTGTGCGGTCTCGACCGGTGCGGCCTCTGCCTGTGCTTCTGCGGCGATATTTTCCGCCTCTGCCGGTTTCGCGCTTGCTTCTGCGTTTACGCTTGCGGCCGGTTCTCCGGCGCGCAGAGCGGCATTTTTCTGCGCGTCTATGCCCTTGGCGATGCCCGCCGCCGTGCCGAATGTAGACAGCACCGCGCCGATCATCGCGTCATACGCAGACTGCGCAAGCATTTCCTTCGCGCCTTCTGCCGTCGTGTAGCTCGATTTTGCCGCAGCGCCCTTGTCGTAGATCGCGCGGATCGCCGGGTTCAGGATGTCGGCCACGGCTTCCTCTGCGCCCTCGCCGACAGCGTTTGTCAGCGCGCGCACAACACTGCGCCCGGCATCCGTTTTTGCCAGTTTTCCGATGAGCTTTTCCGCCACGTCGTCCGCAGCACCGCCGCCGAACAGCTTGCCCACGTCGAAGATTTTCTCCGTCAGAACGTCAACGGCAGCGGCCGCAGCGCCGTATGCAACCTGTTCGCCCTCGCTCGCGCCGTCAAGACGTGCCTCACGCGACCCGCTGCCATAGGAGCGCAGGCCCATGTTTGCCAGACCCACGCCGGGCAGCAGCGCATTGAGCGCCATGTCCGCGCCGAGCTGAAGGCCACCGCTTGCAATGTCCACAAACGCGCCCGCGGCTTTGCTGCCACCGAGGTTATCTTTCGCCTTTTCGGATGCTTCTGCCGCCGCTGCCGCCGCTTTGTCTGCCTTGGCGTAGATGCTTTCCTGGTTGCGCTTCCGCGCGGCCTCCGCCTTGTCCTTGTCCTCCTGAGGCACGGCGTTGTCCGCGACGGTCACGCCCATGATCTGTGTTCCGCTGCGCTTGTTGAGAAATGTTCCGGCCGCGTTTTCGTAGGCGCTCTTCGCGCCCTCGTAGGCAGACTTTGCGATGTTTCCGCCAGCTTCCGCCGTCTTGCTCTCCTGCATATTGCTCTTGCGGTAATCATCCGAGATTGCCTGATTCGTCAGGGCAAGCGGCGTTGTCGTGTCCGCGCTGTAACCGGCGTCGCCGAAAGCGTTAAGCAGCTTCTCCCAGAAGCTGATGTTCTCTTTCTTCTTCTGCGGCACAGGTTCAGAGATCGGTTTGGTGACAGGTTTCTGCTTGGCAGCAGTGTCTTGCGTCGCCGTCTGACCCCACACCTTATCCATTTTGTATTTTGAGCCGCCGTAAGCCTTCTTGCCGTACTCTCTGTCAATTTTCTCCCGGCTGCTCTTTGCGTACTGTTTCAGAAAGTCAGATGCCATGGTCAGTTACCTTTCCTTAGTTTGCGTTTCGGTAGGTATAAGTACCGTTGCCGTTGACGACCTCTTTCACCTTTCCAGAGTTCACGAGTGCTTCCAGTTCACTTGGTGTCACGCGCCCATAGCCGCGCACCATCACCCAGCCGGGACCGTTCGCGTTCGTGATGTAGCTGTTTTCGTGGTAATCTGCGGCGCTTTTTGGTTTGGTTTTCGGGTCTCTGGCCGAAGGGACCGTGTTGTCGTCACCACCGCCACCACCGCTACCGCCGCCGCCCGTCCTGCGGTTTGATGCCGTGTAGCTCGCCGGATATGCGCCTGTGCGCTCGTAGTAGAGCTTCGGGTTCTGCGCACCCCACACTTTCTGCATCGCGTCGATCTGATCCTGCGAATAGCCGAGCGCGGCATAACCGCTGAAATCGCCGTACTTGGCGAGTGTCGCGGCCTGCTGTTCGAGCCGACTGCGCTCGTTTTCCGCGAGCGTCGTGTCCACGCTCAGCTGCTTGACCGCCGTGTTGACGATGGAGTTATCCACACGCTGCGCCTCGGTATAGAGTGCCTTCGCGCGTGCCGCGTCGTTCTCGCTGATCGCCTGTGCGACCGCGTTCTGATACGCCGTCTTTACCTTCTGCCGCTGCGCTTCGAGGGCGGACATCGCGTCTGCCTCTGCGGACGATACTTTACCCATAGCGGCATTGCGGCTGTTCTGCTGCGAGAGCGCGAGCTGGCTGCCCGCGCCGACATTGATGCCGCTGCCCGCCGACTGTTCGTTTAGGTTTGCGCGGGAAATGTCCGCCTGCGTCGATACCTGCCGCCGCGCCTCGTTGTACGTCTGCGGGATCTTTGCGGCCTGCGCGTCATAGTCCGCCATGTTCTGGTCGTAGGCCGCTTTCAGCGCGTCGGTCTTTGCCTTCTGCTGTGCATCGTAGATCTTGTTGATGCTCTCGCTCTGGTCTTTTGCTTCCGGCAGGACGGTGTTGTTTCCAACGATCTTGAAGCCGCTGCCGTCCGCGCCGCCGCTGTAGCCGTACTTCTTGCGGATAAGCTCTGCCTGCTCGTGCGCCTCATTCATGCCGCCCTGATTTCCGGCCTGATGTGCAGCCTTCCACTGCTCACTGAGCGCGGCAATTTTCTGCTTGTCGGCGCTGTTTATGATTGCGTCGTTGTATGCCATCGTGTCACCTCATCACTTGATAGGGAAGAGGGGACACCGCCGCGCCCGGCAGCGTCCCCCGTGTCGATTGTTATTTATGTTCGAGCAACTGTAGCCGCGCCTCGTGGTCGTTGAGCGTGTCCTCGCTGCGCTCGATCGTGTCCCACATCTCGTTGTGCTCCTTGGCGTTTCCGGCGTCCATGCGGTCAATGCGCGCCGTCAGTGCCACGACTGCGTCCGTGTTTCGCTGGATGATGGTGCTCATCCGCCAGCACGCGCCGAGCAGCGTCAGCACAAACGCCGCCGCCGAGATCAGGTTTGCAACGGTAACTGTCATCGTTAGCCTTCCTTTCTAGGCTCCTCGTAAGTAAGCGCCTGCGCACTGTCAGAGCTGCCTGCCGTCGTTGGGTCGTTCACCACGCCAAGGATGGACAGCAGCGCGAACACTGCGTTGATGATTGCTGCAAGCTGCTGATTCAAAACACCAAAATCCCACTTGTAGCCGAACGGGGCGGCCACCACCTGCACCAGCAGAAGCAGCGCCGGGATCAGCGCCAGCCAGAAGTTCTTATTGCGAATACGTACTTTCCAGTTAATGTTCATAGGTACTACCCCTCCATCACTTGTTTTCGTCCATCATCCGCTGGCACACGATCATCGTGCGCAGCATATCCATTGATACGTCCAGCTCGCCGTGCGCATTGCCTTTCAGTGCACCGCGGTCGATCAGCCGCTGCGTCTCCTCGCGCGCCCAGCCGGGCACGTCGTCGATCGTGGCATATCTGGGGCTGCGCGCGTCCGCGTACCGCTTGCCGATCACCATGCCGCGGATCATATCCCGCGACAGGTCAATGCATCCGTGCTCGTCACCCTGCAGCGCGCCCGCGTCCATCAGCATGCGCACCGTGTCCTGCGCCCAATCGGGCACGTCGTCGATCGTGTTGTACCTCACCATGTCATCCTCATCCTCCTCGTCTGTAGTAGTGTTTTTCGGCGTCAGCATATCCTTAAACGCCGCCCACTGCGCCGGGTCATCCACCCACGGCATGGGGCAGCGCTTGCCCGTCACGTCG